ATGGCATCATTGACTGTATCGCAGCCGTAGATAACTTTGATCCTGATAGAACAAATAACCCTTTCGCTTATTTCACTCAGATAGCCTGGAATGCTTTTATCAGAAGAATTCAGAAAGAAAAGAAGCAAACATATATTAAGCATAAGAATTTTGAAAATAGTTTCCTTATGAACGAGCTATGGAATGACTCTGAGAATATACATTTAAAAGCAAACGAATATTCATCAGATGTTGTTAGGTCATATGAAAATAAGTTGACTAAGACTAAGAAACAGAGTAAACTAAGTGGAGTTGAAGTGTTTTCAGTTATAGTAGATGAGGAATTTAAAAATGAAGAATGAGCATCTAGTACCAGTCAATATTGTTGACTTGGTAAATAAATTAAGCGATAAGTCGGTCAGGGAAAACGAACTTCAAAACTATGTGCTTCGGTTAGAAACAACAGCCTCATATATCTCAGAGTCGTTATCAAAACACAAAACACAAACTGCAGCTTTTACAAAGAAGAAAAACTTTAGATGAAAATAGCACTGATCACAGATACGCACTGGGGAGTTCGAAATGATAACATTGCCTTCATGGACAACAGTAAGAGATTTTTAGATGAAATATTCTTTCCTACAATTAAGCGAGAAGCGATACAATCAGTTGTGCATCTCGGCGATTTGGTTGACCGTCGTAAGTATATCAATATTCGCACTGCCAGTCGTTTGCGTAAAGATTTTCTTGACAGACTCTCCGACTGGGAGCTTGATGTACACTTCATTGCTGGTAATCATGATACTTACTTTAAGAACACTAACACGGTTAATGCGCTCCGCGAACTCGTCATAGACAAATATGTATTTAAAATACATGATCAACTTCCATTAGAATGGGATTTTGATGGAACAAAGGTATTAATGCTACCTTGGATATGTGATGAAAATAGAGAGGCAAGTTTACATGCAATCAAAACTACGTCAGCCCAGATCGTCATGGGACATTTGGAGCTCCAAGGTTTCGAGATGTTTCGTGGGTCTATTGTGTCACATGGCGATGATCCCAGTTTATTTGACCGTTTCGATACTGTTATGTCTGGCCATTATCACCATCGCAGTTCTCGCGGTAATATTCATTATCTCGGTAGCCATGCTGAGTTCACTTGGTCTGATTACTCCGACCCAAGAGGGTTTCACATATTCGATACGGAAACCAGGAACTTAACTTTTGTTGAGAACCCATACAGGATGTTCAAGAAAATATGGTACAATGATGCTGATGCTACATTCTTAAACAGTGATATTGATTACGCTCAATATAAAAACTGTATGCTTAAGGTTATTATTCAAGAGAAAACTAATCTGTTTTGGTTTGATAAATTTATCGAGAATATTGAATCAGAAAATCCTCTTGATATACAGATTGTAGAAGATCATCTTAATCTTAATCTTGAAGAAGATTCCGATATTGTTAATGAAGCAGAATCAACAATTGATATTTTTAAGAAATACATTAGCGGGTTTGATGAGAAAACTGTTAATAAGGAAAAGCTTGAAAAGAAAATTGTGGAACTTTACAATGAGGCGCTGGCTGTTGAATGATTATATTTAAAAAACTGCGTTGGAAAAACTTTCTTTCTACAGGTAATGTTTTTACTGAAATTAATTTGAACGAACATAACACTACGCTTATCGTTGGTGAAAATGGCGCAGGCAAATCAACAATGCTTGATGCACTTTCCTTTGTTTTGTTTGGTAAAGCATTTCGTAAAATTAACAAGCCTCAGCTTCTAAATACAATTACCCAAAAGGGATTGGTTGTAGAGGTAGAGTTTTCTATTGGTGTCAATAATTATAAGATTATTCGTGGTATCAAGCCAGTAGTTTTTGAAGTTTACCAGAACGATAAGCTTACGAATCAAACTGCCGAGATGAAAGACTATCAAGAGATTCTTGAAAAGCAAATCATCAAGGTAAACCACAAGTCATTTTCCCAAGTTGTTGTTCTTGGATCGGCAACATTCCAACCATTTATGCAATTGAGTCCTGCTCAACGTCGTGATATCATTGAAGATCTACTCGACCTTCAAATATTTACAACTATGAATGCTTTGTTGAAAGATAAGATAACAATTAATACTGGTAACATATTAGAAGCTACAAGTAAAAGAAAACTGGTAGAAGAAAAGATAAAGATAATTACCGAACATCTTGCTGAGATGCAAAGTAACAACGAACAGATGATAGCTGAAAAAGAATCTAGGATAGAGGAAACCGATAAACAGATATCTGACCTTAATGATCAATATCATTATCATAACAACGGAATCAAGAATTTACAAGAAGATATCGAAGACGAACCTAAGATAAGTAAGCGTATCAATCAGCTTTCTCAGCTTAGACATAAGATAGAAGCTAAACGTGCAATGCTTGATAAGGATATAAGTTTTTTACTCAAGCACGAAGGATGTCCTACTTGTAAACAAGTTATTGATTCTGAATTCAAATCAAAAACAATAACTGAGAAAAATACAGAAGTTGATAACATTGATACTGCACTTGAAGACCTAATCAAACAGTATGAAGAAACCAATGAACGTTTGAGTGAGATTATTGAGGTTCATGCTAAGATTAATACGTTCCAGTTTGAAATGCATAAAGTTAAAACTAAAATAAACTCTCTTATCGAATATCGCAATTCATTAGATGAAGAGATCAAAAAAATAGATAACAAGACAGTCGATAAGAACGATAATAAAATAGTTGATCTTGAAAAAGAAATGGTAGAGTTAAAGAAATCGTTCAGCAATCTTAACGAAGACAAACAAGTTTTATCAGCTGCAGCTTCTTTGTTAAAAGATGGTGGTATCAAAGCAAGGATTATTAAGCAGTATGTTCCTGTTATTAATAAGCTTATCAATAAGTATCTTTCAGCTATGGATTTCTTTGTACAGTTCGAACTTGACGAAGAATTTAATGAGACAATCAAATCGCGCAATAGAGACGAGTTCTCTTACGCCTCATTTTCTGAGGGTGAAAAGATGCGAATTAATCTTGCTGTGTTGTTTACATGGCGTGCTGTGGCTAAGCTGCGTAATTCTATCTCTACTAACCTGCTTATTATGGATGAAGTTTTCGATAGCTCTCTAGACTCTAACGGTACAGAAGAGTTTCTTAAGATAATTATTAGCTTGACTTCCGATACAAATACGTTTATAATAAGTCATAAAACAGATCAGCTTTACGATAAGTTCAGTAAGGTAATTCGCTTTAAAAAATTAAAAAATTTCTCATATATTGAATAAGTTTTTATGTTTTTAACCTAAATATAAAATAAAAAACTTTAGGAGAAAAATATGGCTTACAAATATCCTGATCTTCCAAAAAGATCTGATCCAGAATATGGAAAAATGTATAGAGAAAAAATGAAACAACTTGGTAAAGATAATAAAACATATTATAAAGAATATTCAAGAAAAAGAGTTGAAGAAAATCCAAATTACTGGGCAGAAAAATATGACAAAGAAAAATCTAAAGAATATAGAGAAAATAACAAAGCATCTCTTATGGAAAAACAATGGAAACATAGAGGTATAATTGACATTACATATGAGATATATAACAAAACATTAGAAGAACAACAGAATAAATGTAAAATATGTGACAGAGAACCTACTTCTACTCTTCATGCAGATCATGATCATAAAACAGGTAAATTTCGTGCTTTGCTTTGTACTTCATGTAATAACGGTTTGGGGATTTATGAAAAAAATAAAGAAAAATATCAACAGTATCTCAATAATCATGATAAACTTCTCTAGGATTGTATAATGTTCGAAACAGTGGTAGTTGACGATCTCTTAAACCAAAAAGATCAAGGTTATCTCCATGACATGATAATGCATCATTGCGAATTTAAATTCCTGAATGATGTCAGCGGTAACAACGATCAGCCCTTTCCTTCTCATGGTTTCGTACATGTTATAAATCATCCAGAAAAAAAGTTCATTCATAACTCTGAAATACGTTATGTTATTCACCATATGTTTATGGACAGGTTTAATCAATTTGTTCCTGGATATAAACAAATTTACTACAATCGTATTTTCCTTCAGCTTCCTCTAGTGTCACAATACAGAAAAGAACACAATGGAGTACACGTCGATCTTCCTCCTCATCTTCCTCATGTGGCTTGTGTGTATTACGTCAATGATTCTGATGGAGATACTATTATCTATGAGCAAACGATTAATGATGTTCCAGGTGGATCTCAAAACGTACAACTCACAGTGCACAAAAGGGTTACGCCGAGACGTGGCAGAGCAGTGTTTTTTGATGGCTCTCGATATCATTGCAGCAGTCAGCCTAGTGTCAGTTATCGCACTATTATTAATTTTGATTTGACTGTATGATTTGGCGTATCTGGGCAAAAGCTCTCGGTGAAAAAACTGGGAAAGATGATAGAGAAGCTGATAAGGTTGCTATGATTCGCACCTGCATAGTTCTCTGTTATGTTATAACTAACATCTTTATTATAGCAGGAGTTATACGACATTGGTAATAACATTAGAACTAAACCCCGAAACAGATGAATTGATTTTACCTCTCCCAGATGATCTATGCGCTCAATTGGGCTGGGTAATTGGTACAGAATTAAATTGGGTTGATAATAAAGATGGTACATATAGCTTAAGGGAAAAGAAAAATGGAACTAGTGAAGAGCAACGATCCGATATTGACGACTCCGTGTCAACAGTTCAATTTTCAGAACCCACCGTTCGACCCGAGTGAGTTTTCAAGAGAAATTGTAAAGTTTATGTATGAGAGTAATGGTATTGGACTTGCTGCCAATCAGGTAGGAGTTCCTTATCGTGTGTTTGCGATGCGTGGTTCTCCTGAGAATTTTGTTTGTTTCAACCCGAAAATAGTCCAACCTTCAGAAACAGTTGTTTCTTTAGAAGAAGGGTGCTTGACTTTTCCAGGTTTAGCGGTTAAGATAAAAAGACCTCAGCATATTCGTGTTCGTTTTACGAAACCGAATAACGAAACAATAACTAGGCAGTTTACAGGTATGACTGCTCGTATCTTTCAACACGAACTAGACCATCTAGATGGAATTGTTTTTTACAACAGAGCAAATCGGTTTCATCGCGATAAGGCTCTTGAAAAGTGGAGACGTGGAGACGTTTCTTCCTTAACCTTTAATACGGATCTTAGCTCATATGAATATCTTTTACATCGATAAAGACCCAATACAAGCCGCCGAGTGGATGGTGGACAAGCATGTTGTTAAAATGATTCTCGAGAGCGCCCAGTTGCTCTCGACTGCACATCGAGTTCTTGATGGTGTAGAAATAGAAGGTAAATCACAAACTGGTCGTAAAGCCAAACGTTGGGTTCTCCCAGATGCTCGCGAAGGCGTGATATATATGGCGACGCATATCAATCATCCATCAGCTGTTTGGTGTCGTACTTCTGTACAAAATTACGACTGGCTTGTCGATCACATGTTTGCATTGATGCGCGAGTATACTCATCGTTATGGTAAAACACATAAATGCTATGGTGAGATCTCGTACATGTTACAGTCTCCTCCTAAGAATCTTAAGGAATGGGATTGGACTCCAATGCCTTCTTGTATGGCAGATGAATATATTATTTCAGACGACCCCTTGACTAACTATAGAAATTATTATCGTAAAGGTAAAATAAACCTTCATAAATGGACTAACAGGCAACCTCCGGAGTGGATTAATGGGTAGATTTGAATGGGACTGGTTTATTGGTTGGACTTGCGCAACAATAACAGTTTTAGGAATTGTAGCTGCAATTTTCTTTGGTGTTCAAGACACTAATAAGAAATATTACGCATCTATGGACAAGTGCACTACTGGCGGCGGTACGTTTATTCCTACCAGCCAAGGTAACGCAATTTGTCTTATGGGAGTTAAGCAATGAGTTTTTATACAGACGTAAAAGATTTCCATCAGGCTTTCGGTCAGCGTATTGGTGAAAAGCCAGAGCTTCCTGACAGAGAAGAGCGCATTCTTCGTAGAAATCTTATCACGGAAGAATTCAATGAACTTACTGATGCAGAATACGCCAATGATCTTGTTGAAATTGCTGATGCACTTGCTGATATTATTTACATTGCTTGTGGCACTGCCGTTTCTTATGGTATTCCTCTCGACGATGTTTTTGCTGAGGTACATCGAAGCAATATGGCAAAGCTAGTAAATGGTAAGGTGATTCGTCGTGAGGATGGTAAAGTGCAGAAACCAGCAGAATGGACGCCTCCTGACATCAGAAGCATTTTAGATAAGGCGAACACAAAATATATTTGTAAAATTGCTTCAATCACGCTATAATACTAGTATATATACTAGACAATTCTAGTTTAGGAGAAATTGATGGTTGAAGTTTTAGTAAGGCAAAATATTAATTCTGATGAAACGCTTGGTACTTTTGTTAATAACAATTATTATGATCGTGTTATTGAAACTGATTGTGATCTTTATGCTTGGAATCCAACAGGCATCAATGATGAATCAAATATCATATTCAAATATCGTAAAAACGTTTTTACAAAAGAAGAATGTGATGCTGCGTATGCGGGGCTTAGAGAAGCCGCTGTTGAATCACAGAACCGTGGTTTAGCTGCTGGTCCACGTGGTGAGTTTCTTGGAACAACTGGTCGTGGTGGCCGTGACTGGGTAACACCCGAACATGAAGACATTCTTAGTTTCCTTGGTCGACCATCAAATATTATTGATGATGGAACTACGATTGAATCTATTCGCGAATTTCATAAAAATAATAACAAAGAAGAAACACGTGGCAGGGTTTGGCTTCGTTCAGAAGTAGCTAAAGCTTATAATGAATATCATGGCTGGTTTGAAAAATGGCTTTTTGATGTTATAAATTTACCACGCGATGAGCAAATTAAAGAAGCAAAGTTTGTTTCTGATAATTATATTTCAGACACCAATTACGCTCAGTCTGTAATGTCTGGTATCGCTGGATACTTTGACCGCTATCCACGCATCCCTTATGGCCGAGCAACTGCATATACTGAAAAGAATTTAGATAAGTTTGCTCTGTGTTACCCATATCTTCATAAGCTTAATTCACAATTCAAAGAATTAATTCCTAACAGATGGAAAGCACAAAATGATCAAGCAAACAAACTTGACCCAAGATTCCGCATTGATGGCACTGTCTTTACTACTCTTACTGTTAACCATAATTGGCGTACTGCCTGTCATCGAGATGCTGGCGATTTTACTCGTGGCTTCAGCAATATTTGTGGGGTTACTGGTCCAGAAGGTAAGGGATGGAGAGGCGGTCAGTTTATTCTACCTGAGTACCGCATTGCAATTAATCTCCAGCCTGGTGATATGCTTCTTGTCAATAACCACGAAGGAATTCACGGAAACGATGAACTTATTGGCGATGATAACGACCGTATGACAATCGTTGCTTATTTCCGTGAGAAGATGATTGAACTTGAGTCTTGGGATTACGAAAATCTGCGCAAGCAGTTCGTTGATGAGCGTAGATTAAACAAGGATCATAAGCTCCAGCGTCCATTATGGAATGGTGTATCTGCAGGTATGTGGGAAGATCAAGAGTGGTTTGAATATATGGCAGCTCATAATATTGCTGATCCTTATGCCAAACAAGATTCAGCAAGCTTGGACGCATTCTTTTAATGTGTGGCGTTCTTGGTATTGCCATTAAAAACTTTAAAGAGAAAGATCACGATTTAGTTCGTGGTCTTTTTATTCAATCTATGATCCGTGGTAAACACGCTACTGGTGTTTCTTATGTAAAGAATGGTATTGTAAATACTATCAAAGAACCAATACCAGCTGACGAGTTTATTGCTAAACAAAACTTAGAAGATTGGAAAAACGAAGATGGAAATCTCTACTGTATTGGGCACATTAGATATTCAACTTCTGATCTGCGTTATAATCAGCCTATGTCTACTGATAAACTATCTATTGCCCATAATGGTATCATATCTCAAGAACCGCCTGACACTTGGGAAGAAAAATACAAACTCCGAACAGAAACATCAAATGACTCAGAGCTTATTTTGCGAGCGATGGAAGAAGAACTAAATCCGCTTCAGCATTTCGAACCAGCTTCTATGGCAGTTTGTGCTTTGTATGATGATAAAAGATTAGTTGCATATCGCAATCATGAACGTCCGCTATACTATTCATATGGAACTAACGGATTTGTTTTTGCATCAACGGCTGACATTTTGAATAGAGCTGGTTTTCATTTTTCAGTAAAAGCTTCCATGCATGAAATATTTACTATTGAAAATTTCGAAGTTTCAAGCTATACTATAGCTACTGATTATAAGGATTTACAATGAATTTTAAACCAGAAAGCTTTACATGGGGTATGGAAATTGAGTGGGGTGATATTCCCCGCTCATTCATCATTCCAGAACACCTTGGTTCTTGGGAATATAGCGAACGTGATATTATCAATACCAAAAATCCATACAAGAACGTTTGTGCTGACCCATTGGGTATTGATCCTCCATTCGGTGGTGAGATTAATACAAAGCCAACCAAAACTTGGCAGGAACAGGTTAATAGGTATTTCGAGTTAAAAGAATTGTTTGTAGATGCTGGTCATGAGCCAACCATTTGTACAACGACGCATACTCATATCCATTGTTATGTTCCTGGACTTAAAGAAAACGTAACGGCTCTTAAACGATTCTCTAAGTATGTTAAAGAAAATCAACATACTGCTATTGATTATGCTTATGGGTTTTATAACGTCGACGAAATGAAAGAAGTTAGAGGTGCAAAAACCTATTTGAAATATGATGGTGGTAGGTTTGTTCCTGATTACATGTGTGATAATATTGTAAACTTAGCAACTGATTTTGATCATTTTATCAAGCTTCATGCTGCTGGTAAAGATGGTGTATCTATGGGTCGCCCGTTTCGCTATGGTATTAATACGTATGCAATGAAACATATTGGTACAATCGAGTTTCGTTTCTTCAGAGCATCTCTTGTTCGTGAGGAAATTGAATCATGTTTCCGATTCACCAGCGATTTTATTTCTGCTGCACTAAATGATGGTCCAACTGCTCGCGATTTGATCGCAAATAACAACTATAAATTTCCTCCGATGATATGGAGCCTTGAGCAGTTTAAAGGCTGGGAAGCTACCAAACATCCAGAAGATAGAGGCAAGAAGCAAAGGAAGTTCATTGAGATTTAAACTTACTACTAAAGAAGAGTTTGTTTCTTTTATCACAAATTGCAAAGAAGATAAATTTGCTAAAACATTTGTTGCTAAATGTGACATGCTTGATAAGTGGGATTGGGTGATTGGTATTTGGGAAGAGGATGAACTTTGTGGGGCTATCCTAACAACCTATTCTAAGAAACAACCAATCGTAGCAAACCTTCAACTTCTCCATACATTTTACAAACATCGTAACAAGGGCATTGCAAAATGCCTTTGTGATTTCTCATTGTATTGCGCTCATAGATTAAAGATAAATTACTTCAGAGTATCCGCCGACCCAGAAGCTATTAAATTTTACGAGAAAATTGGGTTAATTATGCTCGGAGAACAGAAGAGTAAATGTCAGCTTTCTATGTTCCGTATTACTTCTCCTGAGTTTCAAGAAAATGATTACAGTGTTGACTCTTTCATTTATAAGCAAATGACGAGAAAAGGAAAAGGGGGATGTGTTAATATTTTTGTAGATCAAAATTTCGCTTGCCTTCCTGAGTGATATGTAGTATGATATAATTCTTAGATATGAAAAGGCGCTACAATGTTAATGGTAAAGTCTCTCGTTTACGGTTATAGAAATTTGGAAACCGGAGAAATGAATATCGGTTCCAAAACTGCAAAGGGCGAAGATAGATCAACATATATAACTTCATTAAAAGATTCTCGTTTTTGGGAAGCGAGAGCATTAGGTAAGATGATCCCATCATTGCTGTTTGAGGGCGATGAAGCTACTGCAAAGGCAGTAGAGCATTTTGCTCTTGGATATGGAATTAAAGTAGCTCCTGAAAAAATGTACCTAAAACAAAACAATGCTACTGGTAAAAACGAAGCATTATTGACGCCTGAGATTATGAGGGTTGTTGTTGATTATATCAATAGTGGTGGTAATGGAATTTCAATTCCAAATTCATCATTTGAAAATGATAAAATTCTTGAATGTATTTCACGAAATTTGAAAAATTCAGTATATGAAATTCATCAACTTTATATTGATGAAGTTTTAAACTATGAAAGAAATCAAGTTCGTGAGAAACAATATGATGAAGAAGAAGTTCGGGAAATCCATAAAAGGATGGAAGAAAATCCAGAAGAAGCTTTAAAGGTTTTTGGGCCAATAGTTATTTCTGTTAGGAAAAATGGTTCTAGAATTGTAATCGATGGTAATACTAGATTGCAAGCAGCATCAAGAACACGTGGTTGGAAAAAAGTTCCTGTTGTTTTTATCAATGAAAATGAATTTGGTCAAACTGAAAAACAAATTAAACACAATTGGACCATATTTGGTCTTTTTGCGAATAAAGATAAATTTGAGGTAAAGAAACCAAACACAAAGGGAGATATTAAGAGAAATATTAATAATTTTCTCTTTGAGGAAAAATATAATCTTTTAGACCTTACTCAACGTGATAATGTTGTTAAGATTATAAAAGATAATTTTGAAAAAGTTTGTTCTACCAAAGATCAGTGTGTGACAATTATCAAATCTATTATAAAAGATTTGGAATTAGAACAGGCTGAACTACAATATCAAAATAATCTTATTACATATAATCAAGAAGATAAAACTACTTATGAGGTAAACAAATATAATTTGAAAGGTATTGCTACTATCTGTGTTCCAATTAATCAAGCAATTAATGGTGAAGCAATCGGTTATATTAAAAATCGTATGTATAATGCAAGAAATAAAAAAGGCGCAATTATATTCTATTATCCCAGTAAGCTTCATATTGTTAAAGAAGCTCAGGAAGGATGGATTGCTAACTTACAAAAAATTATTGATTTCCATGAAGAAGATATTATCATAGATGTCCTTCCTCCATTCTTCACGAGTTAAAAATTTTAAAAACTGGTATCGCTGGTCGCTTTCCATTAAGGATTGCGATCCAGCGATCTTCATGACTAATTACTTGTTCCGTAGGTTCGAGCATAACAAAGAACAAAAACTTTGGATTGCTTGGATTTACGGAACAACGTATTATTTGCCAACAACATGGGTGATATGGAATGAATTCCCAGACTTCGAACTCGTCGGTATTGAACGACTCCGCGAATGGAACAATAACAATTACAAACGGCTCCGTTATCAAACTGACACCAAGTGGAACAAAGGTCATCTTCCAGCCCAGTTCGACTCATATAAACAATGGGTGGGTGATAAGCCTCAACGGGAAGCATTTCAACCGTTCCTTACAGGATCACCAAGAGAAAACTTCGAACAGCTCTGGCCAGAAGTAAAAAATAAATTTCATAAGTTTGGTAGGTACTCTTCTTGGTTTTATCTACAAACATTAAAGCAGTGTTGTGATATGCCAATTGAACCAACTAGCCTTATGTTAGATGATCATGACGGTAGTCGTTCACATCGTAATGGTTTGCTGCTTGCGCTTGGGCTTGATGAATGGTATGATCAAAAGTTGACACCATCTCAGCTAAACTATATTGATGGACAGGCTTATTATATCTTACAGGAAGTCAAGCAGGAATTTCCTAACACTGACTACTTTGATATGGAAACATGTTTGTGTTCTTTCAAGAAATTGTTTCGAAAAACTCGTGGCAGATATCTCGGTTATTACCTTGACCGACAAGCTGAAGAAATTAGGCAATGTGAAAAAGATGGTTGGTTTGGTATTGACTGGCAACCACTTTGGAATTCAAGAACTGAAACAATAGATAATAAACTATTGACTAATAAGATAGATAATAGTAAAATGAGTTTGTACCTTGATAATAATATACTAGATGCAACAGGTATTTTCGAAAAGAAAGACATTGGAATTGAGGAGTTTTTTAAATGAAGGTAATAGCTATTGGTGGCAATCCAGGTAGTGGTAAGTCAACGTTGATGAAACGTGTGATTGAACACTACACACCTGATAAAAAGTAT